ACCACTAACTGGGCATTTGAAATCAAACAAACCATTCTCATCTGGTTCAGCACCCAACGGTTTATATTTTAACTCAGATAAATCAACTTCACCTTCAACCAACTCATAATCATCGTTATAAATCGATACATTATAAATGTTACCAAAAGCACTGGCCCTTAACCAAATCATCAAAGCATTTCTATCACCAACATGCAAGTCTTTATACTTAAGATTTGGTTCCAATAGATTTCGGCTTATTAATATCTCCAAGAATTTACCACTCTGTACTAGGTTTGGTGATGTCAATATGTTCTCATCTGAACCTGTCATATAAGAAACTTTAACACTTTCTCTAACACCTTTATATAATTTACCTTTTGATGGTAATGGCACCAAGTCAAATGCCGCATCCCATTTAGGTTCAGCTAAAGGACTGTATTCAACTTTCTTAACTTCTGGTTGAGCAATAGGTTTTGGTTGTTCAACAACCTTAGCAGCTTCCATTGCAGCTTTTCTAGCAGCAACTTCTTCTTCTGCACGTTTTTTTAATTCTTCAGCAGCTTTTCTCTGCTCTTCTGGTATTTCAAATACGCCAACTGGCGGTGTAGTTTCCTCAACAGGTTTTTTATCCCCACCTTGTGGAAATACATTTGGTTTTGTGTCAGACATCTTAAAACTATTTTTTATTTTTTATTATTACTTAAAAACTTCATCATCTCATCAAATAAAGCTTTTGGTATTTGAACCGTATCATTATCGTCTATTTGTTCAACATCCTTTAATTCATTTAATTTTTTCGGTTCATTATCACCACCGAATTCTTCAAATAATGCTTTATGTATCGTTGTTTTAGTTTTTATAGGATTTTTCATATCAGAATACTCAATTAACTTTTTGATATAATCAACATCAAACCTTTCGTAAATTTGTTTTTTGGTCAGTAACCTGTAATTTCTATCCATAACTCTTTTATATTAAATATCAGTAATAACATTTTTATAAAAAAAATGCTTTACCTTTTACACATTTTAAATTACAACATGTAAAAAGTAAAGCAAGTACTGTATTTGATAGAGCAATTCTGTTAGAACAAGAGTATAGCTCGGTCAAATCTAAGTGTTGCACTAACGTCAGCTATTCCGTCATCGTCCATACTTAAATCTCCGAAGTTAACGGTTGTTAACATTGTACCTTGAAGTTCCCATTTTTCAACAACAACACCAGTCGGGTCAAGCATTTCCAAATAAACATCTCTTTTATAACCAGCAGCATAACCTTGTCTACCAGTAATTGATTCAGAACCCAATCTAACCCATTCCATAATTGCTTGAGTTGTTGAAGGTCCAATAGCATCCCTAAAAGTCACATCGATAGCTTCCCAAAGAAATCTACCAAGAACATAGGTTGAAGTGTTCAAAAACGGAATTTCAACATCCGATTGTGTAATTGTAGGTCTTGATGCTGAGGCCAACCACCACTCTTGAATACCCAAATCTGAAGGGAATCTCAAGAGCCACCTATTTTTTCTTTTTGGCTCATACGGTAGGGGCATTTTCATTAATAAGTCTGCCATTTTTCTTGTTTTTTAAATATTTATTATTATCTTTGTATATAAATAGTTAGAAATTAAAAAAAATGATAGACCGTAAAGAAAAATTTATAAATAAGTGTAAAGAAAATTTTGGTGACGCTTTTGATTATTCAGAAATCAATTATATTGATTCAAAGACTAAAATAAAAATACGTTGTAAAAAACATGATTACTACTTCCATCAAGCACCTTCAGAGCATTTAAGGGGTAAGAAAGGTTGTGTTTATTGTACTGGTAAAACTAAATGGACTGTTGATTCATTTATTCAAAAAGCTAAAGAAAAACATAATAATAAGTATAGTTACAGTAAAATTTATAAAGTGGATACGGTTAATAAACTTACAATTAATTGTCCACTACACGGTGATTTTGAACAATTATTACACAATCATTTAAAGGGTCAAGGATGTCCAATGTGTGGTACAATTAAAACATCGAGTGAAAATAAATACAGTACTGATGATTTTATAGCTAAAGCCACTGATAAACATGATGGTAAGTATAATTACTCTAAAGTTAATTATATTGATAGTAAAACTAAAATTACCATCGTTTGTAACGAACATGGTGAATTTAAACAACAACCGTATAACCATTTAAGAGGTAAGGGTTGTCCTAAATGTGGTGATAATAAAGTTAAGTTAAAATTGACCTATACTGTTGATGATTTTATTGATAAGGCTAAAGAGGTACATGAAGATAAATATGATTATTCTAAGGTACAATATAAAGATATAAGAAATAAAGTTTTAATTAACTGCCCAATACATGGTGATTTTGAGCAATCACCTTATATCCATATAAATGGTCATGGGTGTACAAAATGTAGTAGTTCAGTATCTAACCAAGAACTCGAAATTAATGAGTATTTAAAGAGTCTTAACTTAGAAACAATTACATCGTCAAAAAGTATTATACCACCATATCAAATTGATATATACATACCATCACATAAGTTGGCAATTGAATTTAACGGTTTATATTGGCATTCAGAACTACATAAAGATAACAATTATCATATCGATAAAACTAAAGCATGTGAATCTAATGGTATTCAATTAATACACATATTTGAAGATGAATGGTTAGATAAACAGAATATCGTTAAAAGTAGGTTAAAAAACTTATTAGGTCTGACTGAGAATAGAATTTATGCTAGAAAATGTGAAGTTAAAGAAGTTCCATATAAGAATAAAGTTAAATTCCTTAATGAGAATCATATTCAAGGTGATACAGTATCTAAAACAAATATAGGTTTGTATTATAATGATGAATTGATTTCAATAATGACCTTTGGTAATAGTCGACTAATAATGAACGGCAATAAAAATGACATTGAATTATTAAGGTTCTGTTCGAAATTAGATACAAATGTCATTGGTAGTTTTAGTAAACTATTGAAACATTTCATTAAAAATAATAATGGTAAAAATATAATATCATATGCTGATAAAAGGTGGTCACAAGGTTCAGTTTATGAAAAAAATGGTTTTGATATTATATCAGAATCCAAACCCAATTATTGGTATGTTATAGGTAAGGCTCGAAAACATCGTTTTAATTTTAGGAAAGATGTTTTGGTACGTGAAGGTTTTGATTCTAAATTAACTGAACACCAAATAATGTTAAACAGAGGTATATATCGTATTTACGATTGTGGTACTATTAAATACAAAAAAAGCCTAGAATAATTCTAGGCTTTTTTCTTTTATTATCATCTTAATCTTTATACATTCTCGAAAGAAGCTCCAGTATTAAGGATGTTGAATTCGATTGAAATATATTCAAGAGAACGAGTAGGTTTCAAGAATATCTTTCCATTCAATTCATTTCTATCGATTGATTCTGGTGTATCAACAAGAACCACACGGAAATCTGTAAGACCTCTTTCACTTCTAATGTTATCCAATATTGGGTTAACAAGTGTCAAGAATTGGTTTCTAACAACATCATCATTTTGTTCGAACAACAATCTGATAGATACAGCAGAAATAAGTTTTCTTGCTTGAAGAAGTAGACGTCTAACGTTAACTCTGTCAAGCGCAGATTCTCTAATTTGCATTGTTTTGTTACCCCATATCTTGATACCTTCTGATGCGAAAGTTGTCACTGGGTTAACTCTTGCAGCATACAATGTATCTCTCTCATCCAATGTAAGTTTCTTTCTTGCTTTGATACCGTCAACGTTACCTCTTTGGATACCAGCTACAGCAAACCATGGGAATGCGATATTATCGGTCAATGCTGTGTTTCTAACAACATCTCTCGTTGGTGGTAACCAGATATAAACGTTATTTTCAGTATCATTTACTTGAATCCATGGGAAGTAAGTAGATGTATAGCTACTGTCATAAAAACCATCTAATCTGTCAGCAACTTCTTCAGCAGTAAGAACATCACCAGCCGCATCAACGTCAGGTATTGTCATAATGTACCATGAGTCAGCTCTATCTTCTTCAATCATTTCAATTGAAGCTTCGATAAGATTACTGTTTTCTTCACCATCAATACCTGGTGTTGCAAACACATTAATGTTAACAGCTTCAGGGTTTCTGAATGTCCAGATACCTTCCAAATATGCATAGTAATCTGAAGTTATACCTAAATCACCATTAGACAATACTCGGTTTTCAAAAACACTACTATTCAAACCTAAACTACCTTTGACACCATTGATTGCGTAAGTATCCGTATTGGTTCTTCTATCTCTGTAGATATCCCATCCATCGAAACCACCGTAAGGTGCCAATGTAAATTTTCTTGCATAGATTTTTTCATAAGCAGTACCTTGAATACCTAAGTCGGTTCTGAATTCAGCATCACCAGTTTCAAATAGGAATACTGGTGAATATGTATCACCTGAGCTATTTATCACGATTTCAACACCATCAATTGTTGCACCAGTAGCTGCAATATCCATGTGGAATCCTTTGGTCATACCTGTCCACATATCAATATCACTACTATCTGGAACACCTTTATAGTCAAAGAAGTCAGCGTCAATACCTACGGTGTTTGAAAGACCTAAGTAATATCTACGTTTATTTTCAAACACACCATAAGTTTGTTTATAAAGAATATTAGGTGTAAGGACA